GCGTTAGTAGCGCGAGGTTCAGGCGGTGCCATCTCGACGTAACCGCCTGCCTGAGTTGATTCCAGCTCTTCCTCGACATCAAACTCATCGCCCAGGACCTCGCCTTCATAAAGCTGGTCGAGCAGAGTTTTCTGGCTGATCGTGCCAGCCGTGTAAAGCTGCAGGAGCGCTTGAATCTCCTGAGGCTCCAGACGAGCACCAAGGAAGTCACGATTAACAAAGCTGCTACCTACTTCCTCGATGTTCAGGTAGTGAGCGTGATGAGCTAAGCAGTTGTCGATTAGGTCTTGCATATTCTGCGCGATGACCATCATCGTGCTGTCGCCTTGGCTGCGGTCAATGCGCTTCGACTCAGCGGTCTCGGCAGAAAGCTTCTGACCGAGAACAGCAGACAAACCTAGTTCGTTGATCTGACTAGCTAGCTGATCAAGGCGGCGGAACTGCGAGTCAAAGGCATCGCTGGGGGGAGCGATATATTCAGCCCGCCCGTCGCTTGGGAAGCTGATTGCCTCGCCTGGACCGGCGCTGACTTCTTCTGCGGATTGCGGGAAGCCGTAGAACGCCAACATCGGCACTGCCGAAATATGGAGCTGGTTATCGAGGTCGCTTTGGACTTGATACGCCTTGAGGTTGAGATTGGCGATGTCCTCAAGTGGCGGGCGTGACTCCATGAAGTTCACGCGGTTCGAATAGGCGATGTCAAACGGGATGTGATCCATCGTTGTTGTACCGCTGTCATGTACAACAAACTGCCCTTTAGCATCGTGGCGGTGGATCTCGAAAGCGCCAGGGGTCAGGACACGAACCTGCTCGACTTCCTTTTCGCCATAGTCGCCATCGGGTTCGATGACCTTTTCAAGGAGGCGTAGCTGGGTAAGCTTCTGCGCTCCGTCGATCAGCTCAGTACGCCAGCCGAGGATCTCTCTTGGCGTGTACGTTACCCAATAGGGACGCCCAAGCTCGCCAGCAGCAGGAGCATCGACTAAGACACCGATGTGCCCATAACGGACCATCTTGCGGCAGGCTTCGTAGCACCAAACGTTCAGGTCGTTGCCCTGCAGGTCAACGTCGAACAGCTGCTCGCGGACGACATCGGAAACGTCGTTAAGCCTGACCGGCTTGCGGGTCAACATGCCAGCCAACATGCGCTCAAGGCGGATGTAATACGGCGGGCAAACGCTACGGGCTAGGCGGTTGTCATAGGACTCGTCTAGCTCACGCGGCTCCTGCGGCAGGTAACGGCGATGCTTCTTGCGCATCCCGTAGGTGCCGGACAGCAGGTCTTCGATTAAGATCCAATGCGGCTCTTGCGCAAACCACGCCGTCGATGGATCGTTGACTTTGGTGACGGTGCGCTCTGCCAGCGGCCTGTCGTAGAAGTTGTAACCGCTATACACAGCGCACCAATGCCGACAATGCCGTCAGTTTACGGTCTGAGGCTGGTGCAGGCGCAGAAACTCGACAAGGAGTCGATGGGCTTCGCCAGCATCGGCAATGAACTGGCCTCGGTAATGAAAGCCTTCTTTGTCGATGCGGATCACCTCTTGGGTGTCTTCTGTGAAGCTGATGGAGTTTTGAGTCATGACTTGAGGTTCTGATGGCAGGCTGAGTGATTGTGATGTGCTTCAGCAGCGCGTTCGCGGCCTGTCATAGAAGTTGTATCCGGAATACACGGCTAACCAATGCTGGCGGCAAGAGCAGTCTACAGCAATAGCAATCAGTAAATCCTAATGCCAGTGCTTTTCCCTGCGCGTTCATACAGCGGGTTGAATGCGCCAAGGATCAGGTAGCCCAATCCGTCCGTCCAGTGCTCGATGCCGGCGGATTTGTCGATGACATAGTCATCAGCACCTTGTTTGTACGTCACGTTTTTAAGTGCTTTGATGGTGTGCTTGCACCTTGGATGCACAAACAATTTCAAATGACCGTCAGCAGTGCGGATCATCCAGTTAGTCGCATTAATTTTATCTTTGACAGACCATGGCGCTTTCGGGCTGACACAGCCAAAGCCGTAACGACGGATAATATCGTGATCTGTCCTGCCGGCAGAGCTTGTTTTACGAGCCGCACCAGTTGGGTCTGGATAGGCGATGATTTTGCGATCCGGGAAGCGTTGTTTTAACAGTTGACAAACCTCGTCTGTGTTCGACTGTTTTACCGCCAACTCATCCCAAATGTGCACAGTGTCACCGACGCGACTAGCCAGAACACCAGCCATGACACCAACGTTAAAGTCAGTACCCCAATAGATTTCTCCGCCAGTGTCCTCTGCGGTTTCACTGATGTTGTCATCACTGAAATCAGGGTAGACGCGCCCAGCGAGGGTCTCGAAGCTGGCTAGGTACTCCTGGCGGAAGGTGCGTTCATCAAGCGTGCGGCGTGCTGCTTCGATCTCATCTGAGGAGACGTTGCCACCTTCGATTGTGGTGTAGGAGAAGGTGCGCCAGTCTTCCTGGTCTTGGGCTTGCTCCCATAGGTCGTGAAACCAGTTGAGCCCGGCTGGGGTGGTGATAAACCAGGCAGGACCGCCTTGATCGGAGAGCGCGGGGCGGAGCACCATCTCCCAGGCTTCCTGCTTGACGTAAGCAGCCTCGTCGATGATCAATGCGCTAAGGCTCACGCCGCGCAGGCTGTCGGCATTTTCTGCGCCCTTCAGGGCGATGATGCTGCCATTAGCAAGCTCGACGCTGAGCTCGGATTCGTTCTTCTTGACGAAGACGTCAGCGGGCACCATGGCTCGCAGTTGTCGCCATGCGATCTGTTTTGCCGACTTGTAGTTCTGCGTCAGATACCAGCAGAGGCTGCCAGGGTTCTCGATAGCCCAGGCGACGAGGCGAGCGAGGCAAAGATAGGTCTTGCCAAAGCGACGACCGGAGCAAAGCAGCTTGAAGCGCTCGGGTGATTCCCAGACTTCACGCTGCGGCTCGGTGAGGCTGCCGAAGAGGTCGAGAGCAAATGGGCTCCAGTCCACATCTGATTGAGGCGGAACTGGCTCGGCAAGAACGGAGCCACCAGCGCACTGGCTAAGGATGCTCATGAGCAGAGCTGAGCCAGCTTGGCAGCGGTGTTGATAGCACCGAGGGCGATGTGGTACTGCCCAGCGCGACGTGCCTCCATTTGGAGTGTGGAGCACTGGGAGAGGAGGTCGGCGATCATTTGCGGTCGCTCGATGTCCCAATCAGCCCGCAGTTGTTGGCGTGCGAGCTCCAGGTACTTATCGCAGGTGCGCTCGCCAACCCCCCAGTTTTCGGAGGCGTAGCGAACACAGTCAGAGCGCCGTCCACCGTTGGCGATGATGCGAGCAAAGCGTGCTACCCGCAGTTCCGTTTCAGCTTTAGTGGATCCTTTTTGAGCCATCAGAAGGGAACGGGGATCTGCTCGGCGTCTTCAACCAGTTCAGGGGTTGCGGGCTGGCAGGTAGCGGTTTTGCCTGTGAAGTCTTCCCAGCGCTTGACGATGACGTCGCAGTAGGCGGGGTCGAGTTCCATCATTCGGCAGTGGCGAGAGGTCTTCTCGCAGGCGATGAGGGTGGTCCCAGAGCCGCCGTAGAGGTCAACGATGAGGTTGCCAGGCTTTGAGTCTTTTTCGATGGCTCTGACTGGGAGTTCGCAGGGCTTCTGAGTGGGATGTGCTTTTAGGTGTTCGTCAGTCATGTGAATGCGACGAACGAACCAGAGTTCTTTCTTGGCTTTAGGGAAGCGCCAGCAGACCTCAAAGGAGGAGCCGTAGACCTTGTTTTCGTCTTCAGAGTGCGCCTTGGCCCAGATAAGGGTTGAGCCCTGCTCCCAGAGCGGAATTGACTTACAGAAATAATCAGCTCCCCAGATGTACCAAATAGGCGCTGGGAGCAGCTTCATCATCGCTCCTGCATCGAAGGGTTTGTCGTCGTCGTGAACCTGCTTGTAGGTCTTGGTTGACCCCATTTTTGAGTAGTCGGTATCGAGGTTCATCCCATAGGGCGGGTCAGTGAAGACCATGTCTGCCTTCTTGCCATCCATAAGGCGCTCGACGTGCTGGATGTTGGTGCTGTCACCGCAGAGCAGGCGATGATTGCCGAGGATCCAAAGGTCGCCGGGCTTTGTGATTGGATCGGCGGGTGTCTCGGGGACTTCGTCTGGGTCGGTGTTACCGCCCTCGGGGTCGAGCTCGGTGACGTTTAGCAGTTCGTCCAAGTCTTCTTGGTTGAACCAAGGCTCGATGTCATGCTCTTCAGAGAGGCGGTGAAGCATCTCCTGGTCCCACTCGCTGAGATCAGCAGTGCGGTTATCTGCGAGGGCGAGACCGACTTTCTGGTCTTCGGAGAGCCCGGTGCGACGGACGGCGATGATCTCGTCGCCTTCGGTTTCAATGATGCGAACGTTTTTGATGCCAGCGGCTTTGGCACCTTCGATCGTGCCATTGCCAGCGAGGATGCGATTGTCTTCGTCGATGACGATGGAGCGTGCAGCGCCGTAGCGCTGCAGGGATTCTTTGATCAGCTCGGAAGAGCGATCAGTACGGCGTCGTGCGTTTTTATGGTCTGACTTCAGGCTATTGATTGAGGTCACAGACCCTACGCGTGCAAACTTGCAGGGATCGTATCAGCTCTATTTTAGTGGTGATTGTTGGCTGCCCTGAGTTGATTGATTTTGGGTTCGACTAAGTGATGAGAAGAAACGGTGCCGCAGTTAGTGCCAATGCAGACGCGGACGCAGCCGTCATCGAGCGTTTCCAAGGTCGGCTGGACGGAGGTGGCGGCTGACTCGACCAAGTTGTTCAGGCGCTCGCGGGGGCTCTGGGTCATTGATCTTTTGGTACAGAGCTAGGTAGTAGTCATCCCACAGTTTGAGAAGGGTTTGGGCTTGGCTGTTTGTTAGGTG